AACAACTGGCAGTTCGACTTCACTCAGGGATGGTTGGTTGAAGGATGGAACAAGATCAACCTAGACTTCGCCTCGGGGAAACCGGGTGCAGCACGAACGATCAACACGCCGCCAGGACAGGTCACGGGGTTCTTCTACCCCGAGTCGGACTCAATTAAGACTACGCGCTTTGAGTTCTACATGGCTACGGCTCAAACGACTATCGTCGGGATTAGGGTGGACCGCTACGAACGCTTCGATGAAGGAGCGCCAATCGCTTCGCCGTCAGGAAGCGGCAATATCACGGGTATTTACAGTTACAAAGTTGTTTATGTTAGTAAGTATGGCCAGCTTAGTAATACTGGTCCTAAAAGTGTGGATGTTACTGCGGCTAGTAACGGTCAGATCGACCTCACGCGTATCCCTGTCTCATCGGATACGCAGGTGGTGGCGCGGAGACTCTACCGAACGGTAGGCAACGGATCGGTGTGGCTGTTCCTTGACGAGATCCTTGACAACACCTCTACTACGTACACGGACGTCACTGGGGATGGTGGCCTCGGTAACGAGACCGCCCCACAGGCAGGTGACTACGCTGACGACAACTCGATCCCGCCCAAGTGCGGCATCGTCAAGGCATGGAAGAAGACCATCTTCCTGGCTGGTGACCCGCAGAACCCATACACCCTGTACTACTCTGAAGACGACGAGGGCGAGAGCTTCCCGCTCATCAACGCCCTGGAGCTGGACGAGAAGATCACAGGCATCTACGAGTCGTACTCCGGACTGGTCATCGAGACTGAGACCGGGAAGTGGCAGCTCATCGGGAGCAACCCTGACTTCTCGCTCGACAAGATCATCCACGGCGTAGGCTGCGTGGGCCGCAGGGCCTGCGGTACCGCCCGCACCGTAGGGTTCTCGGTGGACCGGGACGGGATGCGGATCTTCGACCTCAGCGAAACCAAGAAGATCAGTGAGCCTATCCGTGACAAATACGATAACGACCTCAACAAGGACAACATTGAGCTAGTCCACGCGGTACACCTAAGGTCTAGGAACTGCATCCTGCAATTCAACCCCGATGCCTCGGGGGAATACACCTCCATCTGGGCGTACCAGTACGTCATGGACGCTGTAGAGGCTGGGTACTGGTCTACAATCGTCACCCCAGCAGGGGCCAACCTCAACTTCCTCGACGCCGAGGAGATCGAGGACTCCAACGGTGCATTCAAGCTCTACGCCGGGGGCGATGATGGCATGCTGTACCACCTGTTCGACAACTCATCCAAGAACTGGGTGGATGCAGAAGGGACAGAGTACGCCATCGACACGCAGGTCCAGACCCCGTACATGCGGGTAGGGTACCTAGGAGCCGAGGTCGAGCAGGCCTCTGGTAGGATCAACCCGCACACGCTGGAGCTTAGGATAGGTGCCGACGATGCCTGCATCTGGACCGCTACGATAGATACTGCCCGAGGTATCACGCAGACCTTGGCCACGGACTCCAGCACGATTGATCTGGAGTTCGGTACGAACAACTCACTCATTAGACAGAGGGTGCCTTCGCAGAGTTCGACACCAGCCGAGTACGTCAGGCTGACGCTACAGAACGCTGAGTTGGATGTCTATACGAAGCTGCTGGCAGCGAGGTTCTGGTACCACGTCCAGCCTGCATTGTTTGACGAACTCGCTGTCGATAACGACACTTCGTAATGTCCCATGTAACCAATCCGAACCTGAACTCTCAGGTGCGGTTGAAGAAGTGGCCCCCTGCTAGGGTCGCTCAGCTCAAGCTGTTCCTCGGCCACCTAGAGCAGGCCATCGGGGTGTCCCTCGCCTCGCAGGTGGAGCAGTCTCCCAAGCGTAAGTTCTCTGAGTTCGTACCGAGGATCGTCCCGCAGGATGTGACGGTCGACGTGTCCTACCGTGAGGTGAGGATCACATTCGAGGAGCCAAGGGGGCTTAGGAACCTGCTGTTCTACGAGTACGACATCAGTGCGACCGAAGGCTTCTTCAACATAGACCGCTTCAACTCCCCAGAGCCCTTCTTCCTCTGGCCGAACCTAACCGAGGGGATTACCTACTACCTCCGGGTGAGGGTCGTGACAAAGAACGGAGAGGTAGGCCCTTGGTCCGACACCGAAGCTGCTACCACCCCGTACACCCAGAACTACGGCTTGTTCGATGGCACAGAACAGTCGTACATCATAAAGGGACCGGCTACCCACCACGTATTCTACCCGTGGCTCCCTGTGTGGGAAAGACCATATACCGCCATTGGTGGGAAGGTGTACTACTCAGTGGACTATGAGGTAGAGCCTACGCGCGAGTGGGGTGGTGGGACTTACGGATCCGGAGGAGCAACAGGCGGAAACATTGAGTGGTGCGACCTCGCCTTCAAATGGATGGAGAAGCTAGAGGGAGAAGACCATTGGGCTCAGAAGGGACAGACTTTCTTCACTACTACCTATGCTACCTCAAATGACTTTGGCAACTCAGGCTTCTACACCTTCAACGTAGTCACAGGAGGGTACACAGCCTCGGGCGATCCTCTTTCTGGGCTTCGTCTACCGGGGCGGTGGACGCTACCTCGGAGGGGTACCTTCGTACAACAGCTCCAGACGATTCCTTCCGGTACTCACAGTTTTAGGCTGGAGTGCAGGGTGCTACCCCACACCACCGATGAAGGAGGTACGTACCCTAACGACTTTGAACCTGTACAAGGAACCAAGGGTGGAGACGGATCTAAATTTAAGTACGGGGCTAACGTTATCGTCAAGGTAAAGAACTTCAACATCTTTGAAGCTCTATTGGATACGTAATGGCTGGTGAATTTCTAAGCGGATTCTCAAAGTTCTTCACGAACCTGACCCCGGCTCAGCGGCAGGAGCTGGACCGTGCGTTCGCGGATATCCAAAACTCCAAGGAGATGACCAGCCTCGATACCTCGCTCCAGAACCTGAGGCGGAAGCCTAATCAGCTGCTCCCTGTCCCTCAGCTTACAATTCAATCCACGACTAGAGGGGCAACAGTCTCATGGGTGGCACTGCCTGACCAGAGGATCAACTTCTACGAGATCGATATCTCAACCTTCAGCAACTTCTCATCGAAGACGCTGGTCACTACGTTTGGGCTGGACATCGTACTAGATGGGCTGTTGGTTACGAAGTACATAAGGGTCCGGGGGGTGCGACGGGACGGGACTACAACCCCCTATTCGGGAGTCGCCGTCGTCACCCCGGAGTCCTTCTCGATTAAGGCACGCGTCCTTGAATCGTTCTACGTCAACCTGACGGGTACAGACACACACTCAATAATAGGTGGTACCGGCACCGTTATGGAGTACGAGCCCATTAACCCAGACAGTAATAGCATGATCTGGGGATTCCTGACTGCGTACGGAGACCCAGGTACAGCTATGAAGGGTGAGAGCGATATCCTCGTAGCGGTCTACGTTACCAAGAAGGACTCAAGCGGTAACATTCTCTCGATTGAGGAGATGTGGAGACTGTCGCTAGGAGAGTACTGGAATTCTCTCAGCATCGGACCCTTCGTAGTGGGACACCCCCCGCTAGGAGGTACCATTACCATCGAAGCATACGGTTCTGACGGAACCACCGACGAGAATGGCGACCCACGAACTGTAGGTGATAACACCACAATCGAGTGGTGCCACTTGAACATACTAGAGGTAGGTAGCAACTAATGGCTAGACGAAGGAATGCAATCGTCCATAGGTTCGCTAAGATGCGAGGGCTCCCCCCCGAGGAGAAGGCCCTGTTGCAGAGGATCGGCGACTTGATGGACGTGGCGTTGAATAACCGCCAAGCAGGTAACCCCTTTGAGCCCCGGCGAAACAAGCCGAGCCGTGTAATCTACCCCCCTACAGGGTTAGCAGCAGCTACTGGGATCAAGGCGGTCAAGCTAACGTGGAACGCTGCGAATTCCGATGAGCACCTCCGGTATGAAGTCGAGGTGCGGAACACAGCTACGGGAAGCGTCGAAACGAAGTCTAGCTTCACTCAAAACATTATCTACTACGGGGTGGGAGGGGAGTACGAGGCTAAGGTTTGGTCCGTAGGACGTAACGGACGCTCACCTGACCCTATAAAGATCACGTTCGATATCGGCGCGGATGTCATGCAGATCGAAGGCGCTAAGATAGGGGTTGATGAGCGAGGCACGCTGATACAGGACGATATCCTTCACCTATCGGGGTACAAGATCTTCGTATGGGGTGCGGTGGTCATCGATGAGTACATAGCTGGCAGCGGTAACCCCGAGATAGCCTTCAAGTTGTGGCGGAAGGTAGGTGATGACGCTGAATTCATTACCGATTCGAAAGGAACTCTAGAGCTGATAGAAACCATTACGATGTACCCAGCGACAGCAGACGCATCCAACCTTAGCGACAGCGCTCTCGGTGGCCAGGAAGGGTACACTAGATTCCCAGGTGCGCGCCCCGGTAGCTTCGGCACTTCACAGTCCGTGATGTTCTCTCCGATTCCAATAGCCGCAGACG